CACCAAGCTGAGCGTTCCCGGGCCGAGCTCAATAAACCCGGCCAGCCGAACCACGCTTGGGGGCGCCCCTCCTAGAACGAGGAATCCGCCCTCCAACCGAACCAGGGGTCCTTGCGTCAATGCCGGGGCTGTGCCCGTAAGCCCCAGCGAGCCGGAGCCTGGGCCGATCTGGGTATTCATCACAACCCCGGGCCCCAAACCAGAAAGCGTGAGGGAGCCGGGGCCCGGATCAACTGGGGTGTCAGCCATTTAGACCACCGTAAGGGTGAGGTCGGCAACGTCGCAAGTCGCCGTCGCGTTGAAGGGAATTGCGATGTCTAGCCCGGCCGGTGGATTTGGCACGATGCTGATCAGCAAGCTCTGAAGATCGAACTGCTCCGAGCCGGCGCCCCCATTGAGCTGGGCCGGCAAGTAGAGCCTGGAGACCACCACGTCCTGTCCGATTGGCAACGCATTGATGTAGTCGGCGACTGCCTGTTTGATCGCGATGCCAGTGGTGCCGGAATAACCGGTCAGAGCCTTGATCTGAATGGTGCCTCGGATCGCAATCGCGGAGGGGACAAAAAAGCTGATCTCGTGGGTCACCCCAGCATCATCCAACACCGAGATGGTCACGGTGCCGTAGGTGAAGGCCCCGGGGGTCTTGCGGAGCATGATTGCCGTGGCAATCGCCGTGGCATCCCCGCCCAGCGCCACAACGGCAATCGAGTGCGGGGGGAGTCCATTGCCGTCTGTACTGTTGGTGTCGTTCTCGTAGATCACGGCCTCCGTGACCCCAGTCACGGCCTTAACTGCCCCCAGGATGCCAAACAGCACCGTCGAGCTGGGCTGTGCCACCGATTGCTGTTGCCGCAGGCGCAGCGCCGCATCAGTTTCCACCGGAGCGCCGGCCGAAGCGATCGTCGGATTGCTGACGCTCTGCCAGCCCAGGGTCGGGGTCACAATCTGCGTGATGCTGCCGACCTGGGCACCGATCGCCCCCTGCGTGTCGCAGGTCGCCGTCACAATGATGTGGCCGGCCGGTGGGATGGTCACCGAGGCGGGAAGGCTCCACTGATTCCCATCGGGGCCTGCCACCTTGCCACTCACGATCACGGTGCCCACCACGCCCACCAGGTCCACATCCACTTGGGAATTGCTGGGGGACAGGCGAGTGATGCCACTTAGGCGCACAAGACTCGACAGGCCGGCGCCTTGTGCACTAACCGGGCTGAAATCATTGTAGACCTTGATGGCCGTGTCATTGCAGTCTGACACAGCCTTCGCAAAGATCGCGAGGAGCTGGCCATCCTGGGAATCGGGGGTGATGTAGCTGTCAGGCCCGTAGATTTCCTTGAAGGATGCTTGCAGGGACAGGTAGATGTCCGAGTAGGTCGGGGCACTGATCCCTGTGGGCGTGATCGTGGCGGCCAGGGTGGCAAGAGGGAAGGGCATCGTAATCTCCGGTGAGGTCAGCTAGGAACGGCCAGGGTGGCTTGCACTGGGACCGCCCCATAGATCGTGGCAACCAAGGCCGTCACCTGAAAATTGCGGCTGCGATCCACGCTACTGGAATACTGAAGCAGCTCATTCACGCCAGGGGTGCCGAGAATCCGGTCAATGATTGCCGGGTCCCGGGTGTTCGCGGTTCCATAGCCCACGATGTCAGGGTCGTAAGGCGTGCCCTCGTTGGAGTCCAGGAACCACTCGTTGGTCATGAGCAACAATCGGGTGCGGATCGCCTGGGCAACCCCACCGGGATCGTCCACAAAGAACTCCCCTTCATTCCCGAATTGATAGTCCCCGTTCTCGTCGAGCTTGCGGTATTTCATGCTCTGGTCCGATCATGGCAATGGTGGGGTGGTATGGCCGACATTGGAGTTGTGGATGTGGGCGTTGTAGCTGTGGACCGTTGGGGTGATCAAATCCGCGGCCTCTAAGATTCCGCTCACTGCAAGATCCCCAGTGATCACCACATTCCCGGTCAAGCTGATGTTTGGCGCCTGAACCGCAACATCCCCGGAGGTCTGGACTTGGACGTTATGCGGGGCCGCCGCATCAAGCTGAATGAAGGCAGTACCATCGTCCGACCGGATCTGCACTGCAGTCGTGGAGACCCCAGACAGGACCCGTGGCTGGGAGCGCGGGCCTGGGAGGCAGAAGCCGTCCGATAGGTCGTGCATCCGTAGCTCGGCCTGGACCCCAATGCCGCCAGACTGCCACCACGAATCGATGCAGCGCGATGCAAAGATGATCAGGCATTCATCCCCGGCCGTGATTGGGAAGGTGATCGTGCAGCCGCCCCCACTGGGAAAGATCACTGGCACGTCCAGGCACAGAGGCATGGTCTGCCAAGTCTGCGTGCCCAGGGGATCCCGCCACAGGGCTTGGATCGTGGGCTGAACCACAACCGTCATCTTGACCGGGTCAAAGCTCTGGACAATGCCGGGCAGTGTCGTCCAGATTTCCGCTTTGAAGCCCTGGAAGGCCACCAGTAGCGCCTCGCTGGTGGAGGAGTTTCGTTCGCGTCTATCCATATGGCTTCACCTCTTTGGAAACGGCATCAATGCTCAGGCAGGTCATCTCGGTGTACCAAGCCTGACCCCGGGTGTCCCCTTCATGCTCCGCCACGAAGACCCGGTAGAGTCCATCGGACGTGACATCTGCAAGGAGCTGAATCCCACTCCACTGGTTGAAGGGCACCGGGGCTGAGCCTGGCTGGGCCTGGATCGTCTGGTTGATCGACCGATTGTCGATGCGCACCGACTGGCCGGCCAAGATCTTGGGATTGAGGAGGCACTTGACCTTGATGCCGTCGTTGGTCTGCTCCGGCATACCAATCATGCCGTTAAGCGAATTCAGGACCACCGGATCACTTGGCAGATAGCCATCCAGCGGCACCAGGTTGACCTTGCCGTTCTGAATCGACCAGCTTGCTTGCTGGGTTGCAGCTTGCTGCCGCAGCATTGCGCGGGACATGCCAAACAGAACCTTTCCCCGAGGCAGCGTTCCACCAGTCGAAGGAGCGATGGAGCCGGAGGTCACGCCGTACTTCTGCATGCTTGCCACGATGGCATCAATGCGCTGCTTGGGGGTGCTGCCGGCTGCGATCGACTGGCTGATTTGCGAGAAGTTGTAGCCCAAGTCCCCGTCGGCGCAAAGCAGATCCAGATAGGTGTCCGTGGCGTTCAAGCGGCCCACCTTGAACTGCTTCACGTTGCCGTCGAAGACCACGGCAAACTCCCCCTTCTCGTAGCCCGCCTGAAGGATCACCCTGGAGTACTCGCCCTTGATGATGTCTTGCACCGTGTTTTGGTTCTCGCCCCGCGAAAGGTTGAACACCCGGATCACGGCATTGTTCGGGCTCTCCGAATCCGCTGCAAAGGTCTTGAAGGTGAAGTGCATTGCGGAGAGGTCAATCACGCCCTCCGGCACGAAGGCACTTGGATTGTTCCCCCGGAACTCCGGCCGCACCACGAAGAGCGAGGCACGCCGGCCAAACTGAGTAGAGGAATCGCTCATGGTCAGTCCGTCACGAAGAAGACATCACCGCCACTGCCAAGATTCTCAAAGGTCGGCACCGCATCCGGGTTGCCTTCCGTCAGAGCCACGATGCCGCCTCCGATGCCCAGGTAGGCGTAGGGGGCAAGGAGATCCGTCCCGGTCACGATCGGGATCCCCTGGACCATGGGCTCCTCCTCGAAGTCGGCAATATCCATGACCCAGCAAACCGCTACGGCGTTCCAGCGCAGGGTGATTTTGTAGCTGATCCCCACAAGCTGAATGAAGAAAGATTGAGCTGTTGGGCTCACGGGCAGAGGAAAGGCACTCATTAGCTTACCCCAAGAAACGCGGCAGTGGATCGAATGCTCTGGAGTGCGGCAGCCTTCGCATCGGCCAGGGCCGGCCCCAGGACCTTAGTGCCGAAATTCGTAACCGGATTTGTGGATTCTGCAAAGCGCTGGGCTTCAGGTGGTGCGGACTGGGTCAAGGGCTTGGTGCTGACGAGGATCACTTGCCTGAGATTCGCAACCACTTGCAGTGAATTCTCGCTAGTCTTGTCGGTCGTGACCTGCAAGGAGCGCACCAACATGTTGGTGTAGGAGCGCTTGCCCGTGGAAACGTCAAAGGGAATCCTCTCCTCCTGAAGCCTCAACAGCTTCTGGTAAATCCCTTTGATCTGATCCGGGCTGTTGCCGGTAAGCAGCGCCTGCACACCAGCGGCCGTCTGATCAATAGCGCCACCCAGCGCCCCGGAAACGGCCCCAGTCAACACGGTAGCCGAGTTGGCCCCTTGAGCCCCGAGCACTGTCGCTCCCAGGCCAGCGCCCAACAGCGAATTGGAACCGTTGCCACTGGGGCTGTTGCTCCAGGCACAGGTGATGATCAGCTCGGCCGGCCGCTTGAAAGCGTGGTCGGAAATCACGGCGCCCTGTTCCACTGGGTGATCCGTGATTTCCAGGGTATCCGTGTGCACCTCCTGCAGCGTCACCTGGGCCACGATAGGCCCAATGGAACGTTTGGGCTTGATCATGATCGACTGCAAGCCGATCTGTAGCGCCGCTGCAACAAAGCCCGTGATCTGGCTCATTGGCTTGACCCTCCTAGATTCCTAACGAGGTCGGCATTCACCCGCTGCTGACCCTGGAAGACCAAGCGGGCAGTTTCGGCGGGGGAATCGGCACCATGGACGTGAATGTCGGTCTTCTGATTCAGTGCCGGGCCGGCCACCTTGTCCATGTAGCCCTGCGTCTCGGCCGGCGCGCGGCCAAGGCCATAACGGTCGACATTGCCAGGGCCCCAGTTATACGCCGCAGCCGCTGACCTGGCATCGCCCCCGTACTTCTTGAGCATGTTGCTGTAGTAGCGCGCGGCAGCATCGGCCGAGCTGGAGAAGTCGTTCGGATCCCCAAGGCCGTAATCCTTGGCTGCTGAATCCATGAACTGGAAATGCCCCTTTGCACCCACAGCTGAAAGCATGTCCTTCCCCTCGTTGCTTTCAGCCTTCCACACCCGGCCCAGAAGGCCAGGCGGGAGGCCGTACTTCTTCTCCAGCTCTGTGAGCTTGGCCAGGCGCGCGGTCCTCTCATCCGCAGGGGCCCCAGAAGCGCCGGAAACGGCCCTGGGGGCTTCGTTCGTGACGACCCCGCTACTCGTCAGCCTGGAACGCCGGTCAGCCTCCTTGGTGAGCGTGACGCCGCCACCCATGAATGGCCCAATGCCTTGCATTGCCCGGATCCCATCGACCAGACGGCCCATGAGCGAATTGCCGCTGTTGGCCTTTGGGCCGGTGGACTCGCGCAGGATCCTCGCCCAGTCCTTCATTACCACTTGCGTAACGTCAGACATTTCTTTGGTCAAAGGAAGGAGCGAGATTGCCAGTGCATCTTTGAACAGCCCAGCTTGCTCCACCACGCCCCGCCACGAATTCAACATCTCTTTGGAGGCGAGTGCCGCGGCATCCGAATCGACGCCCATGGCCGCCGCCAGGTCCTTGCGCTTCTGCATGGCGGCTTCCATCTCCGCCATGTTGTCTTTCATGTGGAGGAAGGCCTGCTCGTCCATGCCGAACATGGATGCGAACTGCGCCCCCACGAAGTGGGGCATGGACGACAGGACCTTTACCGTGTCCTTCATAACGTCGCTCATATCCCGGCCTTCGACCTGGATACCGAACGACTTGATCAGCGCGAGGATGCCGGGGTTGTTGCGGATCGACTTCGCCATCCCCTCCAAGGAGGCCAGCATGGTCTCCCCGCTGACCCCGATCTGCTCCGCACCAAATTGCAAGGCCTGGATGTTGCCGACCGATGCCTTGGTCCGCTTGCTGGCGTAGTACAGCTTCTCCATGTTGTAGGAGAAGCTGGCGACCATTGCGGTCGTTGCGGCGCCGACAGAGAACAGGGATTTGGCCAGGGCATTAACGGAACCCTCTACGACCCCGATGGTGCGGTCAAACTTCTTTGCCCCCTTGTCGTCGATCTTCCATCCCAGAGCAACCAAATACTCCCGTAGAACGTCCGAGCTGCTTGCCATCTTGGTGCCTCACTTTTTCGTCAATCGGGCGGTGTTCTCTTGCTCGACGTCGATGGCCTCATTGCACAAGGCCACGAATTCCAGATCAATCGAGCAATCGAGTAGCCGCTCGGCCCGGTACATCCCACGGAAGACCGGCCGAAAGAGCCAATCCTCCTCCTCCTGCATTGCGATCAGGTCGGCGCCTGATCCCCCGCCGTGTCGGAGCTTCCTGGCGAAGGCCTCCCGACGGGGAGCAGTGCGAAAAAACCGCCAAGGTTCTCCTGAAGCACAGCAGCCGTCAGGCGGACCATCGAGGGCATGTCAATGTCCTCGAAGATCAGGCGGGGACCAGAGGTGATGGGGGCCCAGCGCTCCCCCTGCTTCCGGCTGACGGCTGCCAGTGCGCCGAAGAGGACGTAATTCACATCCTCGTCACTCATCGCGCCCATGATCTTGACGGCCGGCTCCATGAAGTCGGCCAGCGCCGCCGACTCCCCGGATCTGGACAGGTCCTCCGCCTTGACCCCCACGGCCACAAGCGCCGGCAGGAGCCGACGACCGATGTGGAGCTGGGCGAGTGCATTGATCTTGCCAACGCGGTAGATGGCGCCCGATACTTCGAGTTCTGACATTTCGTTCTCTCCAGGTTGTGAAAGGATTAGGAGCCGAGCACGCGGTCGATTGCAATCGCGTTGAATTCCCAATCTTGGGTTCCGGCTTCTTTGCCGTAGTTCAGATTCGGTGCCTTGGCAAAGGCGCACTGCCGGCAGGTGACGGTGTCCCCACGAACCGCATCACTGATCGTGATGGTGTTCTGCCCGTGGCTGGCGGCGCTGGCCGTCTGGAAGTTGTAGAGGGCCATCAACAGCTTGTTCACAGGGCTTGTCTTGAGGACCCGGACCGTGACCTTGCCGCTCTTGTCTGCGTGGAGCGAGTGCTGACCCACCCCATCGGCGCCGATCTGCATGCCATCGATCTCTCCGGCCGGATCGATGCTGATGCCCTCATCGGCGGCGCCGGCACCGGATCCCAGGGAAAAGGCCCCTCCGGGCCCCACGATTGCCGCCTGAACGTCGAGGAAGCTATAGACATTGCTCATGATTGAAAGATCCTTGCTGGTTTTGGATTACTGGTTCACGAGCACTGCGACCACCACCTCGTGCACGGCGCCGGCCAGCTTTGCCGCAATCTGGATCGGCACCGAGATCCGCGCTGCGCGGTCGGCGGGATCCTGATCGTTCACGCTGGGGGCGTAGACGTAGAAGCCCTTGGAGAGGTAGTCCCCCTGCGTGAGCTGGCCGAAGCCCCCAGCGTTCCAGACCCCCGGAGCCAGCAAGCCGTTAATCACTGCTTGCGACAGCACGCTTTCACACGTCGTGACCAGGAGATGGGTGCCAGCATCGGTTTGCGGGATCTTGGTCGTGCTGGTATAGAGCAGGTTGTAGAGGTTCGTGATCAGATCGACCGCCAACCAATCCGTGCCCAGCACGATGTCCACGAAGATCCCCGAGCAGGTCACCCCGGGCTCGAAGATCGCGGTGTTGTTGTCGTAGGCTGCGAAGACGTTGCAATTGAAGCTCTCCAGTGCATCGACCTGGGTGGAGTTGATGTTCTCGGCCACGATCCCTGGCTCTTGCTTGTACATGAGCGTGATGACCGTGGAATTGCCGTTGTAGTCGGTGGTCAGGATCCGGGCCAGGGCCGAGACCACGGCATACGGGTTGCTGCTTGAATACTGCACCATCGACTTCTTGTAGCCCAGCTCCTTGAGCTGGTAGGCGATGTTGCTCGTGTCCACCGAGCTCAGCACCCCGGCCTCCTGCGTCGTGATGCCGTAGAAGTGCTTGGTGTTGCTGGCCTCGATGAATGGAGCGATTTCCAAGTGGTCGTCGTTGATGGCGCTGGGAACCACCAGCGCATACCACTGCTGCCCGAACGTCAGGGCCATCAAGGTCACGACTTCCACTGCTGACTCTGCGACCTGGCCGACGACGCGGTAGGCCCCACTGGAATTGCTGCGCATGCCCAACATCGCAGAGATGTCGGTCCCGCTCGGCGGCGTGCTCAGGAAGCTGATTGCCGAGGTTGCCCCAGTGGTCGTGCTGGTCATCTCGAAGCGGCCGTAGTTGGCGTTCCAGACCACGTTCACGCCGGTTAGGGCCGCCTGGATCAGAGCTGCGACCGCATTGAGATTTGCTGCCCCCGAGAAATTCAGGCCCGTGATGTTTTGGGCAGAGCCTGCATCCTTGGTGAAGGTAAACGCTCCGTCCGTGACCGCAGTCCAGACGCTCAGCAGCCGTTGCGCTGCGGAAAGGGTAGCGCCCACAAGGCCGCCGGTGCTTGCGGCATCCACCCAGCGCCCAATCAGGAGGGAAGAAGGCTGGGGCACTTGCTCGAACCAGAGCACGGCGGAGAGATACTCTTCAGCCGACGTGCCAAAGTCCGCGGCCACATCTTCAATGCGCGAGTAGCTGCGCATGCGTTGGACGTTGTCGATGACGTTACTCGTGCCCAGGACCAGCAGGGTCGAGAGGTCTTGCCCCTGGGCGCCAGAAGGCGTCAAATTGACGCCAACGTGGATGAGGCGGGAAACCGGGAGAACAGCCATGGTAGCTCCAGTGAATGGGGAGGGTGATGGGGCCGGGCCGGAGGAGATCGTGATGTAACCAGCTTTGAACTCCTCCACTGCCTCGTAATTGACGAACAGGGAAACGTCGTAAGTGCCTGGGGTTTCGTAGGTGTAGAGCGGATCTTGATCCGTGCTGGTCCCCCCATCCCCGAATTCCCAGAACCAACTACTTGGGGTTGGGGTGGTCTCGTCAGTAAATTGCACCTCAAGCGGGGCATTGCCACTTGTAGGCGCCGCCGAGAAGTCGACCGTCAGTGCGCCGGCACCCACTGAGTCCCATGCAGCGGTGCCATAACCCGGGCCGGCGGACGTCACCACCAATCGAAGGTATCCCGGGATGGGGATGCCATTCCGGGTGGCTTCCATCCGAAGCTCCCCGTTCAAGTAGGTCCCCGACCCCATCCCATCACGGCCCGACGTGCGAAATACCGCCGCAGTCAGGATCTCAATGGTTGGCATTGGATCGGAGGTCACCGGAATCCAGGTGGGGGTCCAGTCAATCGTACCAATCGCATCGCCATCATTATTAACGCCGCCATGCCAACAATCCGTGGCTGAGGGCTCTGGCAAAGCCCCGGAGTACCCGGGCTCGTAAAGTGACTGTGTGGGGTCAGCGGGAGCCCCAGTAAAATACGGGTTGTCAATCCTCCAACCGATTCGGGTTGCCATGGTTTAGACCTTCCCTTTCTGAGCTGGTGCGCTCTTCTTGCTGCGTTTGACCGGTGGCGTCAATTCATCCACTGAGGCGGGTTCGTGCCCCTGGACAACAGATCGATTGGCATGGCACCAAGTGCGAGATGCCACTTGAGCGGCAGTCGCTCCCTGGTGCGTGTGCAGCCCACCAGCGCCGCGGTGCCAGTGATAGCCAATTTCATCGAGCCACACCGCCCCCTTCTTTGCCATTTCAAAGTACACCATGGGCTCAGGGAGGAAGTCCCCGCGTGGAAGGCGCAATACGGCCTCCTTTGCAACTGCCGTGCGGCCCAGCACCAAGTGATGGCAGAGCAAAGGGTTGCCAATATGCACGTCCTGCGAGTAAGGCTCTTTCCGGGACTCCACCCTGATGCCGGCATCATTAATGATCAATTCGTTGGTGTAGGCCATTGCAGCACCTTCCTTGTCCGCCATCTCAATCGCACGGGCAAGGACCTCCAAGAAATTGGAGGGAAGCTGATCATCATCATCAAGAAAGAAAAACCAATCCGTTTCCACCTCCTCGATTGCCATGAACCAAGAACGTTGAAGGCTCTTA